TCCCCGGGGAAGTTTTCAAGCACACTCCCCGATGAAAGCTCTGGAGCCTCGTCCATCATGGGAGCCCCTTCTAGAAAGATAAGCTCCGACAGGTTGTCAACATCCGGGCCTATCTCCGCCGATACGCTCTTATAAAACTTGGCCCATATTTTTGTAATTCTCTTTACATCCCCCTGCCCTTCCGCAATCTCCATCGGCTCTACAATCATCTGAAAAGGAAGTCCCGCGTGTATCTTGTTCGCATATTCATCGAGTGTCACGGCTCCGCTCGCAACAGTCTCCGATGCGATAACTGACCCGTCCCCGAGAACGGCCACCTCCTCACCTTCAAGATGCGCAAGCCCGGATAATGCGTTGGTAACGATTTTAACCGTTCCGCCAGATCCCGCTGCGGCCTCTCCCGAATAGTCTACCGGGTCCGTTCCGTCCTCGGTGTAAAGCTCAAATGTATCTGTCGTTGCGTTCTTTGTGGTGAATACCATCCCGTTTACAACGGTCAAGTCCTCAACGTCATGGAATTTTACTTTCGAGTCGTCGGGTATCCCGTGGCCGGTAGCCGTACAAATCGGGGGGGCGGCGTTCGTTATGGACGTAACGTCTACCGAATCGCCTCCGTCCCATAGGATACCCGCGTCAACAAAATGACAGTCCTCAAGATTATCGAATCCCCGGGGGGCAAGCATCTCAACATGCCTTTCCGTTGACCCGTCGATAGTCCTCTTGACACATACGAATACATGGTCCTCCGTCTCCCCGGGAATGACGGCGACACTTTCAACGTCTCCCGATAAATCGTGCTGTGCCCATCCGATAACCGATACTTGCCGGGAATAGGACATGGAGATCAGTTTCCCGGTTTCGGTGACTACCCATAACGTAGCCTCGGGCTCTCTCTGATAGGCCATCTGTATGACCTTTGAATCGGCAATATGCTCTGCAAGAAAAGTTAAGTCTGTGGGGACCTGTTTCTGTGCATCATTCACAAATCGCATCTGGTGAATCTTCCTGCCGCTTTTCTGCACGAAAACAAGGTCATCCTCGAAAACCACGGGCTGGACCTGGACGGCCCCGGTCCCCGTCTGCCGGGTAGCAACATGGATCGCCGTTCCGTCAAGTATTTCCCCCTGGCCTACGACTTGCCATACCCCGGAAGGGGTCCCTACCATAAAGGACTCGTTCCCCGATAACCATACGATCTCGGGGGCCTGGTCGGGATAGACATAAAGCTGTATCGCGTCCGCCGGGAGGGGCGGCGAGTTAATACCAAAGTCCTTGTGAATATTCGACTTCGATATTGAAATCTCATTCTGATAGGACAAACAAAGCCGATCCTGGAAAATCAGGATACCCGTAGGGTTTCCTGTCGGTTGATAGGTGGTCCCCACATAAGACACGTCCGCCGCTGCCCAGGTATAATCATCTGTTCGCGTAATTTCTTTAAGGGCCGTTCTCCCGTTGGAAAAGCATATCAGCATCGTGTCGTAAAGGCTTGTCGTTGAGTCCTGCACAAACTTGATTAATGGGAGATCCCCCGCGTCGTCGTCAAGGCTCCATGCGGATATGTTTATCTCTACCGGGTTTCCTGCTGTGGTGATCTGCTCCGGGGTCCCGGCCGTGCCCACCTTGTAAACCCGTACTGCGTCCTCGGTAAACTCCAAAACCCTCCCGGAATTCTCCGACAATACCCACGGTACAAGCACGGCGGGAAGGTTACTCTTTGTATTCGCCGCGTAGTACGTCCCCGGTCTTTTCGTGGCCGGGCCCGTTGCCAGGGGTATCGCGTTCTTCAAGGTCTTACATGCTTGCCGATAGTAGGGGGAATCTATCCGGCCGTTAAGAAGCGGCGATATTTCCCCGAATGAGAAACTATTGACAAGGTATTTGCGTCCCATTACTCAAACCTCGCATCCGTCCACAGCTTTGACGGCTGCCGGGGCGTCATCCTTCCGGCCGCGTCAAGCCCCTTCGCTGTGTTCAAAGCCCTCTCGTACATGCTTTCAAACTGCACCGCCTTCGGGCTCCTTCCTTCAATCGATTCGCATATATCCGCCGCAAGCCGGTAAGACAGGGCGCGGATGAATGCAGGGTCAAATATAGTTGGGTCGGTCACCTGGGATATGTACCTCAAGGTGACCGCCTCCAAATCCGTATACAGTACTCGTTCTTCGACTAAGAATGGCTGTGCCGGGTAGTCCACGATCCCCAGGGGCCGGAGGCAATACGGGCTTGCCGGAAGACTATACATATAGGCGTACTCTGTAGTGTTTGTTCCCGATAATTGGGAAAGTGCCTGCCGGGTAACGGCGAAACTCCAAGAATGGTCCTGGATCACGGCGTCCCGGTCGAATGCGTAAAACAGATTACAGAGTTTCGCGCTTTTCGAGTTATCCGACAGAGATACTATCGGCTCCACGCCGACAAAGCGCAGAGCAATATTGCATATCTGGACATCGGAAGTACCTACCACGGCACGGCCTCCTTAGATTAAATCGACAAGAAACAGGTCAGCTTTCCCGCGGCAAGGGCAGTTGTAGCAAGGTAGTAAAGGTTAAGCTGTTCGTAGGGAATATCCTCGGGTAGCGCCTGCCGGTAGAGCTTGCCTTTCGTCAAAACAGAGGCAAGGGTTGCCGGGACGATCTCAAGGACTTTATCCCCGGAGTTCGGTGTCGCGCCGCTCGACGCGCACAAAGTAATAGTGAGCCCGTTGGCCGCGCTGGTAAACGTTGTATCCACAAGGACATTCAAGTAAACCGGCTGGCCTGCGGCCGCCTCGGTGATGTTGTTCAGGTCCACAACGTTTGTGGAACTCTTGGAAGTCGTCACCGCAACGGCTTCGTCAAAGATCATTTTAGCATCGGTAACCATCTGATACCCCCTTAAATTACCGTCTCGGTGTTCTTGATACCTTCGAGAAGGACGATCTTCGCCCCCAGGAAGCTGTCAACCCTCTGGCCGTATTCGTCAACGCTGGTGAAAATCATGTTCGGCCGGTCCCGGACCGCTTTCGCAATCTGATACCGGGTGAGCCTGTTGCAGAATATGACCGTTCCCGCCGCGTCGTCCGGGTCGGGTAGTGAGTCAAGCGCCCATATCAGCAGGTCAAGCTGTAACTCGTCCGCACCGTCTGTTCCGATGTCCGCGATTCTCTGAACCGCCCGGTCATCCTCGACGCAAAGTCCCATAACGCTGTGGAAGTTTGTAATGTACTTGTAGAGTCCCGCGCCGGTGGTCGTGTCGGTGACAACGAACTGCTTGCCCTTGTCCTCGCGCTTGATAACTTTCGAGCCGGAATCCCGCCCGTACAGCAGATTCGCTTTCCCCGGGCCAAACTGCACGACGTAAATGGACGTTACCGCTGATGCGTCGTCACACCCGTTATCGTGGACGTTTGCCAGCGCAAGGGAGTTGTACCGGGGCTGTATGCCCTTGGGCTTGTTGATGTCCCCGATGTTGTCCCCGTAGAGGAAAGCATCAACAATCGCCTGCCCGAGTCCTTCAACGTGCTGCATATCGTAGGTGTAGCGGTATTCGTTCGGGTTCGGAACGATGTCGTCGATGATGTATTCGTCGATCTCGGATCGGGATTCAATCCGGGAAAGGGGCTCAACTCCCTGCTGGAACTGCGCATTTGTGGGGGCAATCCCCTCGTTCTCGCTCCGCCATGTACCGGACGGGAGGGACATTTCTTTCGAATAGACATGAGACGTAAGCTGGTTCGCCTCAAGCCAGGAAGCAACCCGCATCAGTCCGTTCTTTTTGTGAAGGACTTGGGCGGCGTCAAGAAGTTCCTTGTTGTTGTGCAGCTTCGCCACATCAAGAATCGTGTGGTAGCTTGCAAGGTCGTATGTAGACATTTCTTTCTCCGTAAGTAGTAGTTAATCGGTCCCATCAAGAACGATCCTCGCTACCCATCAGAAAAGAACGCTACGGCATGACCTTTGCGTTTCTTTGTCTTTCAGGTTGACAAGAGATACCCTTTCAGGTAGCCCATGCACCCCGGCAACGCCGGGAAAAGCCGGTCGGAGGAATCGAACCCCCACGCATCAGTTTACAAAACTGCCGCTCTACCATTGAGCTACACCGGCGTAACGGCGGTTTCCCGCCGAGATAAAGGATCACCCCCTTACCGCTTTGCTCCTAAGTGTGCCATGGACGGATAAATCTTGTTCCAGTCCCTTTCTTCCGCTCGGGACCCCGGGGAACCGATTGCAATACCGTCCTCGTTGAAAGCCTCCGCAACCTTGATTACGAACTTGATAAGCTCCGGGCTGTTCCCCGCTCCGGTTTCCTCACGCTCCTTCTTCAAGGCCGCCCCCCCGATTTTCTCAATAAGCCGGAGGGCGTGATTCAGTTTGTCCTTCGCCTTGTCCCTGTACTCGTTCAGCAGGAACTTCTCCGCCTCTTTCAGTTGGCTCTCTCTCTTGGCGGCCTCTGCCCTTTGTCTGT